AGATATCCGATGTACATAATGCAATGGAAGGCTATCCGCCCGAACGATGGGCGCATGATGCTAGAGTTGCAATATGTGATTATTTAATTTACGCAAAATCTATCGGTGATGAGGAAATGCGTACCTTAATAAAGGCAAGTCAAATTTTGAAACGGAAGGCAAACAATGGATAAGCGCAACGTTTGGCAGACGCTATCTGCTATTAATGTGAACGAACACACCAACAAAAAGGGTCAATTTACATACTTATCATGGAACTGGGCTTGGGCTACTGTGATGGAAGCATATCCTGACAGTTCTTACGCCTTCAGAGCCTCAACACGACACGAAGACGGCTCACTGGAGGTTTGGTGTGTGGTGACGATAAAAGGTGTCGCCAGAGAGATGTGGCTTGCTGTCACTGACCATCGGAATCAGCCAATAAAAAACCCTTCTTGTGACCATGTTGCCAATGCGCGAATGCGATGTTTAGTCAAAGCCATCGCGATGCATGGTTTGGGATTCTATATCTACGCGGGCGAAGGCTTGCCAATGGAGGTCTATGAGCCGCCCTTCACAGACGAACAACAAGCGATATTTGATTCCTTGATTGCTACCGATGATGCTGTTGGCTTATTAGCTTTTTCAATAGACCACCGCGATGCATATATAAATCTAGCCAATACCGCGCCCAAAGGCGAAAAAGTAACGTTCAAAAAGACGTTGGCTGAAATGATTAAGCGCGGCAATGATGAGTTATCACATCTTGTGATGGCGATTAATGAAACGGCTTTCGAAGATGATATGGTTACATTTGAAGAATTGACTGAAGATATGCCGCCAGCCATTAAGAAAATGGTGTCTAAAAAACTTTCGCCCGAAACACACCAATTCATCAAGGATAATAAATGAGCATTAGCGATAAGATTAGATATAGAATTAGCCCTCGTAAAATTTACCCACCAAAAGCCTGTGTCACTTGCGGTGACAACTTTACGCGACCAATCGATATGCAATCGACAACTTGGAAGAGTAAAATAACTTGCTCAATATCGTGCCGTAACGCAAAACGGTCGGCTGATGCTATACGGAGAAATGAACAAAAACACGGCGTTGGATGTCTTGACGATAAGCCCTGCCAAATGTGCGGCGTAAATATGACAAAGGATGATTCATGCGTCAACTATGTATTTATTCGTCGGCTTTGCTGCTCAAAGGAATGTGCTAATTTGTTGAGAAAAGCGGCACGTCCGAAAAATTACAGCAGCGCGAAGGCGGTAAAAACGATAGCTTGGCATTGGGAACAACGCCCTGCCCTTACAAAATTAATACACGACGCAATCCTGCGTCCTTTACTGGAGAAATGAAGATGAAAACTGGAATAAATTTAAATATTGATGTTAGTAAAATTGATAAGTCACTATTATATAAAGGTCAAAAAGGAATTTACTTAGATGCGACCGTGTTCGTAAATACTGAGCAAGACCAATATGAGAATAATGGGATGATTGTTCAGCAAGTGTCAAAAGAAGAAAAAGAGGCTGGAAAACAAGGTGCGATTCTAGGAAACTGCAAGATTTTTTGGACTACCCCCCCATCTAATGATGATAATCAAACTAAGGCAATTGAACAAACTAAAGCAATGAGCCAAGATGAACTAGATGAAGAGCTCCCGTTCTAAAATCTGAAATATGAGCGAGGCATCTCCTTGTGGTGCGCTACCCATCGTCCTCGCAGGTAGCAACTAAGCCCGATTGCCCCTCCTTAACTGTTAATGGAAATAGTAAAGAAGGCAGTCGGGTTTTTTTATTCCTTCGTAACGTGCAGAATAATAGCGACAAATCCGATGAGTATTACACCCACTGCAATCACGTTAGATGTTGCCATCTTTTACCGCCATTAGTTCGCGTGTCAACGTGAAGCCGATTTGAATAGATACCGATACAGATTTCATCACCCCATTGCTCGTTTAACATAAGTGATATATCGCGTGGTTGAACCTGCTCTTTACCTATGAAAATTTTGAAGTCAGCGGCTCGACCATACAGATGTTGAGAGCGTGGCGATGTATGAACGCCTTGTTTTCTTAATGCGTCGTTGTGTGACTTGCATCTATTGCCACCCGTGATAATAAGCTTGGCAGACTCTTTATATTCCTTGCCAAAGTAATCAGTGATATCTTGGAGTACATCGACCAAAAAAGCATCCACTGTATCAAAGCCACAACCACACGAGCACGCCATTTCTTGTCGCATTAAGTTTTTAGATAGTCTCATTTTTTACCCCTTTTGAATGACTCGAATGCACCGCCGCCAAAATAAAAACCTACGATACAAAGCACGATTTCTGATATCCAAAATTCAGATAAGATTTCACGCACTAGGGTAGTATCACCCATGCCTGATAATGCCATAAAAAGCACTAATAAAAAAGCACCAACGAACGTAAAGCCAAACAATAAAGCTAGATATCGCTGTGCGATTTTGAACGGTGCATATGCTGAAATTAGGTCAATTTTCGCCTTTGTTTTAGCCTCTATTTCTTCTGTAGTGGATGTGTGCATGTCATCAATCAGGCTTAGTCCTGCCTTTATGATATCCCCAGAACCCAGAATTGAAGCGAGAATACTCATCTACTCACGCGCTCTAAAATCTTATCCAGCTTTCCGTCCAACTTCTCTATTACATGTGCTAATCGGTTGCGCCCTGTAGCCGCAATATCAGTTTCTCGATCTAATCGGTGTGATATGTTATCGACCTCAACGCGTTGTTTAGCAACTTCTGTAGTCAAATCGTTAATGAAAGTGACCCCTGAAAGTATTAAAGCAAGTGTTGTTAGTAAGTGAGCGATGGTGACTTTACTGCTATCATTTTGCGCCATCTATTTTGACCTTTGCCTTTAGCTTTAACGTTAAATTAACTAATGCGTCGCACCACCCAGTGATGACGCGAAATAACCATCGTTTTAATGCAGACAGTAATCCAAAAAACGCCATCTTAATAATTTCAACCATTTAATTATTGCCCCTCGTTATTTTAGTCAATACGCCATGTTGGAAATCTAAAATATCGTGAATAGTCTCGTCAGCACATACACCGTACAAATGTAGATTGGCAATATCATCATCTATTGCTTCTTCGTACTCAGTGTGACGTGCCTCTTTATATGCAATCCCGTGTTTAGCGTCGACGTAAAACATCACTTACTCCTTTATTATTTTAAACAGTTGTTTTTCAAGCACGCGCTCTTCAGGCAGTGACACGAACAACTCATTAAATACCAAGTAGCCAGTTTCTTCCGACCATAAGCAGATTATTTCTTTTTGGTCATCGCTGTAAACAGCCCCACCCTCGTTCTCACCATCGGTGAAGTTCTGCTCGATTCCAGACACATCAACTGTAGCGTGACAGTAATACACCGTGCCAGCTTCTGGCTCAGTCACTTCAATTAATGAGTGAGATTCTCCCATCACAGTCGTTGTAAGCCATGTTCCACGCTCTTGCTCAGTCATCTCGTGAAATTCTTCCGTAAAGACATTTGGCATAGTCTTTATTAGCTTAGTCAGGATGTTAGCAATCGTGTAATCGAATGTCAGATGTAACACGGGAATCAGACAACGAGCGTACGGGTGTCCTAGATACCCAGATTCCAATGTCAATGGGTTATCTGGAGTTGTTTTATCAAATAAGACTGACAACTTGGATATCTCAGCTTGATATTCTTTTAGTAAATTTATCATCTGTTAGCCTATCGTTATCGAGTTGACACACCTGCTGTGACAGAAAGGCGTTCCACTCGTGGGTTGATTGTTTTGGCGATATAAAATGGCTTTAGTTATCGGCTGGGACACTGTCGTTGTCCATGTTTTAGACATCGACCCGTGTGGATAGTAGCTTGACCACGCTGTTGTGTGTAGTAATGTTGAGCCGCTGTATAATTTTACTTGAAACCTAACGTCATACATCCATAGTCCATTGGCGGTGTATGCAGTATGAGAGTTGTTATACTCATTGTATACATTGCCTGTAACGCTAATGCTCGTTGAGCCTGAAGCAACTGCCGTCGGAAAAGTCTTCGTATCGCTGTAAACAGAAGCACTCGTCATAATATCATCACGAGTATTGCTGTATGTGTAGCTGGCGATTCCAGCACTCGTGCCGTAAAAGTTACCGATAGAAATCTGACCACTACCCGTCACCCCACCCATACCGTAATACTCGCTTAAACTGATTGGATTAGAGCCACCAAACTCAGTTTGAATGTTGGCTAGGCTAATCGCACCGCTTGTTTGCAGAGTCATTACCTACTCTCCGCCGTTGCCGTAATCGTTCGCCGTTTTACTCTCTAGTTCTTCCACTTTGGCTGATAGTTCTTTAATTGCCTCAACCAATAGCCCTATCGTTTGGTCGTACTGTAAGACTTTATATTTCTCGCCATCGTCTTTTTTAAGCGGCAATTCTTTCTCGCTTACCGCTGATGGTAATACCTTTTCAACGTCTTGTGCGATTAAGCCTGCCGACTCCTTGCCGTCTGCTGTGTACGTAAAAGTACACCCGTTAAGTTGACTCACCTTGCTTAAGGCGTCTCCAATCGGTTGGATGTTTTCTTTTAGACGCTCGTCGGAAACCGTTGTCGAATAAGCAACAACATCACCATCCACGTGCAAGTCGCCATCATTCTCCAGCCGCATTTCTTCATAGCCAGCCGTGTACCATCGAATACCAACTGACGCATCATAGAATGTGAAGTCATGCGTATTGCCAGAATAAATATCTGCCGTTGTCGAGTTTTGGCGTCTATCGGAGTGTAATCTAATCTCAGTACCACTTAAAGTCGTGCCGTAGCTAGCATTGGCTGAGTAGGTTGTGTTGTTGTCTGATGCCCATACTGCTGTACCGCTAGAAGAATACTTTAAAAACTGACCAGAAGCCCCACTTGTTGGAATATGTTTGTTTCCAGCAGAAGTAGGATGTGAATAGTTGTTTGCCGAAGTCGCAATACCATCCAATTTATTCTTTAGCGTAGTGGTAAAGTTCTTCTGCGTTAAACCACCATCTCCGACAGATAAGTTGCCTGCGTGATACACAAGGTTTCCATTTGACTTAATATCACCAGCTACCTGCAATTTAGCACTAGGAGTAGTCGTGCCTATACCGACATTACCTGCTGAGAGTATGGTTAATTTTGAACTGCCTCCTGAAACTAAAGATAAGAAACCAGTAAGGTGTGTATAACTTATACCTCCTTCATAAGAAGCATCTCCAGAAGTACCATCGGCAAAATATAATGAGCCTGTTGCGTTACTAGCAGTAGCAACAGTAATTCCAGCATTACCAGCAGATTGTTTAACAACAAGATTATCTGAATAGTAAGAACTTGGCGATGACGTGCCTATGCCGACATTACCTGTGCTGGCTTCAATAACAAGTCTTGGCGTATATGTGTCATTCGTAGCATCAGCATCAACCGCACCAGATGATATTTCAAACGCACCGCTTATATTCTCTTGAGCAGCCATCTGCCAGTTATAGTGTGATGCTCCTGTTTCTATTTGTATCTGCGGCGAAGTCCCCGAAAATATTGCATTACCGTTTGAGGTCAACCCATCACAAGTCACACTCCCCGTCACATCTATACCCGATGATGTGGTTGCGAGTTTGGTTGAGCCGCCAGATTTTAGGTCAATTTCTAGTGCCTCAATATCCGCTTTGGTTTGGTCAGCGGTAGCACTGGTTTCTATCCCGTCTAATTTAGTGTTATCTGCTGTGGTGAAATTCTTTTGAGTTAATCCACCATCACCAACTGAGTAGGTTGTATTATTATCAGGAATAGTTACTGATTCGCTAGTACCATCACCTTTGTATAAACTTACCGTATGACCTGACAATCTAAGAGCATCGGTAGCGTGTAAAGCACTTTTTTCAGTATCGTGAACAACGCTAGAAGGTAATGAATAGTTGTTTGCACTAGTGGCAATACCATCTAATTTAGTATTGTCAGCCGTAGTAAAGTTCTTCTGTGTTAGTCCACCATCACCTACAGAGTAGGTTGTGTTGTTGTCTGCAGACCAAACCGCTGTACCGCTAGAAGAATACTTTAAGAATTGACCAGCAGCACCCCCAGTTGGGATATGCTTATTACCTGCTGAAGTAGGGTGAGAATAGTTGTTTGCACTGGTAGCGATGCCGTCTAATTTAGTGTTATCTGCTGTAGTAAAGTTCTTCTGTGTTAGTCCGCCATCTCCAATACTGTATGTCGTATTAGTATCGGTTGAACTAATGACATTCGTGCCGGAAATGGCTACATTAGTACCTGCTGTATAAGTCGTTCCGCCGCTGCCGGAAAGTTCAAAAACAGATGTGCCATTTGAACTAAAAAGCTTCTCGTCGGCTGTATTAATTGCTAGTTCGCCCTGCGCCAAATCAGACGTGCTGGGAAGATTCCCCGCGACTGACGAACGTTTTATCTTTATCGTATTTGCCATATTTATGACTCCTTTTTTGCTTATATAAGCAGGATTTTTTTATTTAGAAAGTGCCGCCATCTATAGTTTGTCCATCGTCCATTTTGGCATTCAATGCAGTCATTAAATCTAATGATTCCGCAGTAGAATCGAATAATGTAATCATCTCAGCCACCGTGCTGACAATAGAATCAGCATCATTTGACGCCGCCATGAGCACGTGCCAAGCACTCGCCGCATCCCATTTGGTAATTTTTGCGCTGGTGACTCCTGACGCATCATGGCTTGACGCAAGATAAGAAGTGTTGACCGAAAGAACGCCCGCTGTATTGGTTATGCCTGACCCGACTTTGACGCCGCCCAAAACAGTACCGCTCGCAGTGGGCAGTGAATAATTTACAGTGCCGGACGCATCTACGCCAAGCGTAGTACGCATATTGGCTGCACTCGCGTCGTCAAGAAGTGCTCTTGCAGTCGCCGTTAATCCTGTCACAGCGTACGTATCTGATGCTGTCGTGTAGACCATTTTATCTGCTGCTGTCGTCAGGTCTGAGATTGATTTCAGTCCTGCGTCGTACGCCTGAACGGTCGTACCGATAACGCCGCCAATGTTCGCGACATTGCTTCCGCTTGTGCCAATAAATAAATTATTGCTGTCTTCTGAATAAGCCAACTCACCTTCTGACAATGATGTGGGTGTAGCCGTTGTTGTACTTCTTTTAATCTTTATTGTATTCGCCATTGTATTCTCCGTAAATTAAAAATATCCGCCATTCATATTTAAATCATCTAGCGTATCTACCCACTGGGCATCACCATCTGTCGTGCTTTTTTTTGTTAACACCATATTCACCGCCCCCCCGTTCGGGAGGCTTATCCCATCCTTACCCTTGATTCCGACGCCCGCTATTGTTAGCTGAGTCGCCTCGTCACTAACGGCGATTCCATTAATCGTTTTTGCTATTGATATAATCATTTAATGACCGCCGTAACAAATGTCGCTTTGCCCCGTATCAATGAATATTCTGCCGTTCCTGTAGTTATCTCTATTTGATATAGTGCCGCCTCGTCATTAATATTAATTCCAGCCGACGCACTAGCTGGAATCGACACGTTTAATTCATTGCCATTTTGAATAGCAATGTATGACGCGCAATCAATGAGCAATGTGCCATTTTCAACACGGATTTGCATATTAGCCGTATAGCCGGCTAATGAGTAATCTGTTCCGTCATCATTTGTGACGGTTAAAACCATGTCGAATTGCGACCCGCTTTCGATTTCAATATCATGCTTTCCTGACTTCATTGTTATTCCTCCAACGTATTATTTCTTTAATATTTGTAGCCAAGTATTCGCAATTCATTGATTAATTGCGATTTTCATTTTTTAATGCGCTCTCTAGCTTCTGCCCTTGCCGTCTTGATATCTTCTGGTGTCACCACACCTGTCTCTTGTTCACGAATGACATACCAATCGGTAGACGCTAGATAAGCGAGTGCTTCTGAGTTAATGTCGTCTTGGATTTGCTGGTCTATTTCAGCTTGAGTCCTGAAGTCTTTAACAATGAATAAATCTTCTTCATAACAGTTAGCATTTATATTAATTGCTGACTGCCAAACTGATTCCTCTACTTCAACATTGGGAGTAGGTATATTATCTCCATGGACATCGTGAGAGTACCAGCCTAGTAATCTGCCTGTTTCTTCTTCTATATGTGCGTATCTCATATTAATACCCTATTGCCAGCCATTGTAAATCCCCACCTGTAGGATAAGTGTTACCCCAGTGACAAGTCATTGATGTGCTAGATTTTGTTCTTACACGGGGCGCATATTTATTATCTGTGGCATTCCACAACGGAGTAAGTATCGCAACTGCACAAGCAGAAGGAAAAGCAGTTGGATAAGTTATTGTCGGGTTTGCTGTATTCAAGTTCAAACCCCATTGGATTATCACGCCACCTACTAATTTTATATACCCACTTGTGGCTAAACTCTGTGCTGTGTAAGGGAGATGTACATTAGATGCCCAAGCTGGCGCAGAGCCAGACCCTGCTGAAGTTAAAACATCACCCGTTGATGAGCCGCTTGCGGACATATCAAGCAGGTTCATTTCAGCTATTGATGCAGTTATAGAAAGGTCGGAGAGGCTAACTGACTCAATTTTGCTAGTATTTAAATTGGTTAAATTAGCATCCATTTCAGAATGAGTTAGAGCCGTACCCTTACCGCTTCTTGTCGTTATCGTTGTCATATTAAATAAACTCCTGTTGAGTCTTTAAAGAAAGTGTCGCAGTATTCACGACAATCAATGGATATCGCTCCACTTTGGTCATTCTTTACCGACATTATGCTGAATTTCCGTACTCGGTCAAGTAAAGCATGGTTGATTGATATAATGTCTCCTACCTCTAAATCTGCGTTTTTAACGGTTGTCGAGAATGAGGCATTTAACGGTGTTCTTTTAACTCTTGCTGATAGTGAATCTTCGGAATATCGAATATTATTCAACGTGATTTCCGCGAGTTGAGCCGCTTGTGTTCTATTCGTGCAAGCAGGAGCATCCAGTATAAATTCAATCACCTGCCCGTCTGCTGTTTGTAATGCAGTATCTTCGGCAACCACTGAAGCAGGAAGCCAATTATCATCAGGGTCAATGTATTTAACGATAACTCTATTCGCTATTTCAGCCGAACCCTTCATTGATATTGCTAACGATTGATTGAGAATATCGTCATCAGTTATTGCCTTGTCGACCGTTAGACCTTTGGTATCTACTTTCATTTTCCAACCATTATCTGAATGGATAAGCGTTCCACGGCATGAGCCTAGTATCTGCTGAATGATTGATTGGATGTTATTTTGTCGGATTAGCGCAATATGGCACAACCAACCATTTGTGGCGCATTCAGTTTTAACATCGTAAAATGACGCAATATCAATATCAGCATCGGGAACAGCCAATGCTTCGCCTAAAATATCCAGTAATATTTCGGCGGGATTTGATGAGTAAGTTTCGGTCGTGCTGATTGTGCTTGCACTGTCTAGCGTGCGTATTTTCTTACCTTTTATTTCAGCGGTGATATTAGCCATTGATGTATTTTTTGATTCGTCAGCGTCAAATGCTTGATGAACAGCCAGAAATGCACAGTTAGCAGGAATATCAACGCTAGGAAATCCCATCGATGCGCCTGTTTTAGCACCAAAAGCGGTGTCATCGGATTGCCACACAACATTTCGAATATCAGTGACCGATGACGATGCTGAATAGTATCTTATGTGTACGTATTCCTGATGCCAATTATCAGTATAACTCCACGCTGAGTAGGTAAGCGCATCTTCATTAGCAGATATTTTCGTTACTTCTTCAATATCATGGCCCGAAATTACCATAATCGCCCAGTAATCGCGGTTATAGCCTCTTGATGAACTGTCGGCATTCTTTGCGGAGTTGGTCTTTTGAAAGATTATATTGCCGCCCAATCGATGCTCACCGTATATAATTGGAACGGGGTTTGTGTTTGATTTATTGGTTTGTAATTTTTGACCGGCGACCGAATCGACCCCAGCCATATCGGGCATAGCTGACGCCATTAGTGCGCCCGATACAAGCATTGCGAATGCACCATATATCATTCCAGCCGTGAGCGCACTAACTCCTAAAGTAGTTGCAAGCCACGGCGCAGCCCACGGTGCTGCAATCATCACGGCTAACGCGACTAGCATTTTAACAGTCTTACCCATTTCGAACCCTCATCACTGTGCAGCCCTTTGTCATAATACTGTGTTCAATATGCTCATTATGCTCATTCATCACCCAATATGCATACCGATTAATAGCGATTCCAACGCATTCATCAGTCAAAATCACATCTCCTTTTTGTGCGTTTTTAACGGTATCGCAGAACGAACTAAAGAAACCGTAGTGGTCGCGACGTGCCAAAAAACCACGCTGGTGTAAAACATAATAATCCATGTCATTAACATCCAGTTCATATTCCCCCCATCGTTGCGGCAAGTCATGCCGCTCATCTAAATATTTAATGGCTTCCGTGAAACAGTTTATCACGTTGTTTTTTTCCTGCCCCAGTAAATCATGTCGTTTATTGCGTCAACGATGCTGGTAAATTCATTCTGGCTAAATGTGCGGCGTGGGTAGTGTTTGTTCCACCCTGAAAACTGCGTTGTTATTGATGCTGATAGTGCTACCTCGGTTGCTGAGAATGTATCAATCAAACCGCGAAATAATATGAAGTTATCCACCGTTGCAGACGTTAAATCTAACTTCGGGTATACGTCAAGCTGTGCGCCAATGCCATGCGGATATGTTTCGCCGTCATAAACTTGTGATTCAGGTTGGTAAATAACACGTTTAATTAACGCTCTGTTGTTGCGCCACTCACTGGTCAATGCCTCGTTTGATAACTCGCTGTTCACATTATCAATTGACAGCGTAACGGAGTCCGATTGCAAGCTTGAATCCTCTTTCAGCGTGTCAAATGTGATAGCCAAAGGTGTATATTCATTACCGCCAATCTCAACGAAAATATCGTGGTCGGTAAACCGTAAAGTTTCAACAAACACGTTGTCGAAGTCGTGCATATCAAACTCAAATAAATGAATGATAGATAATGCGTTGTCTTGACGGACGTTATTAGTCACATCTTTCATTGTTTAACCTCGATCAAATCAGCACTGCAAGAATACAAGCCGTCAACTCGCTTTATAAACTGAAACGAATCTTGAGCGAATCGAGCGTTGGTATTACCATCGGTTACAGACCCTGTTATATAATCGTCCGCAATATAATCGTCGGCAATGTAGCCCGACCATTCATGCGCTTCTGCGCCGAAATCAGGCATACCAAATTCACCCATAATCCCACCATTCTTTCGATAGAAAGTTATCAACCGCATGAAATCATCTTGCTGAAGCACCCATTGTAATGACCATTTTCGCTTCAAGCCACCTTTGTTTCTAGCGTGCCTAACTGATTTACCAATGTTAGAAAATAGCGCGTTGTTTTGATATGTTAATTGAACCGCTTGTGGTGCGGCATCAATCACCACATCCATAAATGATTCGTCGGTAGATGGTGACGGGGTATAGCTACTCGACTGAGCAAACGCATCTTGATATTCGGAATAGTTGAAAAACACACTTGTCACTAATTCAATGTTCCCATGAAACAACCTATCCTGAGCTGACACGCCAAACATGAATGATTTAAACACCCATACTGATGCATTAACACCCATCGCATCACGCCGCAAATCTAGATTATCCCCACTCGGCGCATCACTCAAATCCATTATGAAAGTATTAGAATGATTATTCTGATACATAGACCGTAGAGTTTCGAATTCAGCGAATGTTAAACCGCGATATGAAATGGATAGGTTAATGCTCGGAATTGATGACCGAACCACCCGTTGCTCTGACCCTGAGTCAAACTGAACGCCTTCACCCTGCTTGGTCGATTCACTGATGTCCCAATTAACATTCTTTGCAAGCAATGTAGTGGAAAGGTTTAACATCTAAATAACCGCTCTAATACTTTGGCGGACTGAACCGTTGGTGGATAAAGAGCGTGAAATAATGTTTTCAATAACGTGTTTATTCGACACTAGATAATTATTAAATGATGCCGCATCAATAGCCGTCACTTCAAACTTAATATCTGCTGTTGTTGAATTACCTCT